GCAGGGCAAGTGTTGCTGCTAAACATGATTGAAACATATAGTTTAAATACACGATTCATATTAACCGGTAATTACCCAGAACGTCTAATTGAACCGTTGCGTTCGCGTTTGGAGGACTACAATTTAAAACCTCCAAGCAAAAAACACGTAGCTAAACACGTAGTAAACATACTCGACACTGAAAATATACAGTACGAAATCAGCGACGTAGCTGCGATTATAAACGCGTACTATCCTGATTTACGTCGTATTATTAATAACGTACAAAAACACGTTATAGACAATAAACTTGCGCTGTCCCAAACATTAACCAATGACTCAGACACTGAAAACAATTTAATTCAATTACTATCCAAAAAACACTCGAAAACATTCACTGAAATCCGTAAACTAGTAGCGGACAGCGACGTGAGCGACTTTGACAGTCTATACAAAAAACTATACACAGACATCGAGAAATATGCATCTGGAAACGAAGGACTCGTGATTATTACAATAAACGACCATATATTCCAGAGTGCGAGCGTGATCGACAAAGAAATATGTTTCTTTGCTGCAATCGCTAAAATTTTAGAAACCATATAAAAACAAATAAACAATGCAACAACAACAACAACCACAAATTGATTTAGCCAATTCAACTGCAGTTGAAGGTTTTGACGGAGGTATTATCTTCCAACAAGGGTACATTTTACGTAAAATTTCCAAATTCATTCTTGGTTCAGACGAAGACGGTTTGGTTCCGGTACCTGTATTCTACGACATCGAATCCAAAAAGATCGTTTTAGATACGTTACCAAAAGAATTGCGTGACGAATACAAAGAACACACCCTGTAATCATGACACTATTCGATTGGCTTGAGCAAATCACTGTGAAGAAACAACCAGCCTCCACATTCAGTGAGGAGGACTGGGGTTCCTTCCAGCCATATATGATCCACAAGTTCATATCCATGAACATGGGCTATATCGAACTAGCCAATTACGTTCAAAAAATCCCACACGACCAAAAAAAATACATTTACACTGCATACTGTAATTTAATCCCAAAACGTAAGGTATGGTTGAAATGGGTTGGCAAAACCAAAACATCCACCACACCCGAAGCAGAGCATATCGCTCGCTACTACGAATGTAGTTTAAGCGATGCTGCTGAATACATGGAACTGTTAGGCAAACCTGGCGTAACCGAGATACTATTAAAAATGGGCATAGACAACTCAAAACCTGAAAAAAATGCAAGAAAACCACGAAAAACAAAATAGCCGCACCATCCCAACCACAGACTATGTTGTGGATTCAGTAATAGACAAATTCATCGAACGTGCACAATTCGGCCGTGAAAAATATGGTGTTGGGTTAGAACGTACAGATTTAAACTTTTTAGACTACTGTAAACACTTACGTGAAGAATTAATGGATGGTATTCTGTATCTGGAAAAAATGGAGAAAATCATACGAGAACAAAATTCATAATATTTATTAATATGAAACCAGATTATACTAAAATCAAATTTGAAGATTTAAATTTTAAAAAAACACTAAACGAGAATGAAATTGACCCTGCTGAAAAAGCAAGAGTAGATGGTTTAATTGAAGAATTAAAAGCAGCAGTAGATAAAGTTTGTAAAAGATTAAAAGATGAAGGTAGGAAGACCGTTTAGACCCACTGGTAAGAGATTAGACAATTTATCTAATCTTATTAAAAACAAATACCCTCAAGACAAATGGGTACTTGAACCTATCCTTCCTGTGTTTTTATCTATAATTGATTCAAATTCAACTATAGACCAACAAGAACAAGTTATTAATGCCTTAAACCGTGTATTTAACGATTACGAATTTAGATACAATACAATATTAGAAAATATGAACCCAAAAGACACCATCACAGTAGACGTCCCATTATTTATCCGTCTATTAGAATACGCTAGAGAAGACGCAAAAACGGACATGGACCTACACAATGTTGCTGAACGCGCAATCAGTTTAAGTACTGAGGGTGAATGTTTGGGTATGGAATCATATGATTCTATTGTTGGTCAATCCGAACAATTAGCAGAAATGCGTAAACTATTTCAAGTACGCGCTGGTATAATTAAATAATCCAGTACTACATAAAAATACTTAAAAAGCTTGGCTCTGCCAGGCTTTCTTTGTATATTCCGGTTATGGCTAAAAAGAAAATACCCCAAATTGTACAGGACATTCGCAACTACAAACAGAAAGACATGGACTGGGCGAACGAGAAACTCATCTCGTACTCGCAGTTATCCATGTATAACGAGTGCCCTAAGAAATGGTCGTTAAACTATGTAGAGGGGCACAAACAATTTACCTCTTCAATTTTTACAGTGTTTGGTACTGCAATCCATGAAGTAATCCAACACTATTTAACCGTAATGTACGAGCAAAGTGCTGCTGAAGCGGACCGCTTAAACACATCAGAAATGTTCGAGGAAGCACTCCGTGCTGAATACAAGACGCAATACAAGAAAAACGGTAACCAGCACTTCTGCACACCAGAACAACTACGTGAATTTTTCGATGACGGTATAGCAATCCTCCGTGATTTCGCCAAAAATAAATCCAAACATTTCTCCAAACGTGGTTGGTATTTAGTGGGGTGTGAGGTACCTGTATCCAAAATCCAAAACCCGTCATTACCTAACGTTGTATATCAAGGTTACCTTGATGTAGTAATGTACCATGAACCGACAGACACAATCAAAATCATTGATATCAAAACATCTGGAAACGGATGGCGAGACAAAGAGAAAAAAGACGAGAACAAGCAATTCCAGCTCATCCTATACAAAAAATTTATATCTGAACTATTCAATCATCCAGTAGACAAAATTGAAATTGAATTTTTCATTGTTAAACGTAAACTATTCGAAAGTGAGGATTTTGTTATTCGTCGTATTCAAACGTTTTCCCCTCCATCTGGTAAAGTTAAACTAAACAAGGCAACTCAATCAATCGATACATTTATAAGCGAAGCATTTGATTTGAGTGGATACAAAAAAGTGGAGCATACCCCCACTGTAAACGACAATTGTAAATGGTGTCCCTTTTACAAATGTGTACTTTGTGATGCTACCTATTAATTTCAATCTCTATTCAATCTCTATTCAATCTTTATTAATTTTATAATATGTATAACCGATATGGGACGTTTAAAAAAATATCAAACTGAAGAAGAAAAACAGGCTGTCAAACGACAACGTGCCCGAGAATTTTATTGGACCAACAAAGAACAACAAGATGAAAAAGCCAGAGAACGGTATCGTAGGAATTTACAAAATAACAAACCCAAAGGGTAAAGTTTATATAGGTCAATCCGTAAATATAACTAGAAGAAAAAACACATATAAAAACTTTAAATCACCATCCCAACCAAAAATATATAACTCAATAAAAAAATACAGTTGGGAAAATCATATTTTTGAGATTATAGAAGAATGTACCTTAGAACAACTATCCGAAAGGGAAACATATTGGAAACAATATTATCTTGATAAGAATGATGGGGACTGGGATATGGTTTTATTTTGTAATCTACACGATAATGGCACGGGACCTCTCACAGATGAAACTAAAAGAAAAATAGGAGATGCTAATAGGGGCCGGAAATACTCAGAGGAAGCGTGTCAAAAGATAAGTGTTAAATTAAAAGGAAGAAAATACTCTGAAGAAACACTAAAAAAATTATCCCAACCCCGTTCAGAGCAAGCTAAAAAAAACATGAAATACCCTAAGTCTCAAGAACATGCTGATAACATAAAAAAAGGAAAACAAAATAATCCAACAGTTTATAGTCAAGAATCTAGAAATAAAATTAAAGACTCTAATCTAAAACATTATGAAAATGGGAGTGAAAGGAATAAAAAGCTAAGTATTTCCCAATCAAAACCTGTAATTCAATATGATAAAAATATGATTTTTATAAAAGAATGGGGAGGTATAAAAGAGGCATGCCTGGCCATAAATGGAAACTCTAATGATTCAGGAATAGGTCAGGTATGTAATGGAAAAAGAAAAACAGCATATGGATTCATTTGGAGATTTAAAAATTAATTTTTACAAAGTATCACTATGTAGTGCAACATATAATAATTAAGTTATGGAAGATAAAATAGTAGAATTTTTAAGTAAAGTAGACAAACTTTGCTGGGAGTATAAACTTGAAATTAAACCAACACATCCTGTACCTGATGATGAATATCCCACAATATCCATCATAGATGGAGATAAAGTAGTAAAATTGTTGTATTTAGATGGGGAAGGGATTGGTGTTAAATAATTAAGTTATGAACATAGTATTTTTTACCGGAGCCGGTATATCAGAAGAAAGCGGTATACCTACATTTAGAACCGGAGAAGACAGCATTTGGAACCGATATGATCCAGACATAGTATGTAATGTTAGAGCGTGGCCCCATCACAAAGAAAAAATCCTGTCATTCTTCAATGAAGTCAGATCTTGGGTGGAAAAATGTGAACCCAACCAAGCCCACATAGACATAGCTCAACTTGAAAATACGCATACAGTACACGTAATCACAACAAATATAGACGAGTTACACGAAATGGCTGGATCCACTAATGTAATTCATGTACATGGAAATATATTTGAAAGTTGCGACATTAACTACCATCACGTAGAACCATGTCACACTGATATAAACATTGGAGATATGCATCTCAAATCAAATACACAACTTAGACACAATGTAGTTATGTTTGGAGAGATGCCATACCATTTAACCAAAGCAATGCGTATTATATCCCAAACAGATATACTCATTGTTATAGGCACATCATTAAGTGTATATCCAGCAGCTGGGCTAGTAGAATCATTTAAAGGTACTATATATTATATTGATCCAGAGGCTCGTTCCATAAACGATAAAACCATTGCAATTAATAAAGTAGCAACGGATGGTGTGAAAGAATTCATTTCATTAATTTAATAATTTAAACCATGACAGACAATAAAACATTAATACTCAATCAATTCGAACAGCATAAAGGTGAGTTCATCATTATGGGAAATGATGTAGTTAGACTAGTTGCCGTTGGAGACGATGGTGAAGACTATTATTGGGTAACATATGATGGTAGAGGAGCTCATTGGCACTCATGTGTGGGTGGATTTGTAGTACTCAAAAACAAAATCGATGAATGTGACTACAATGACTTCATTCGCATGGCTGAACTAAACCATTTTGATCAAACCAACGACGAGTGGAGTGATGCTCATAAGAAACATGTTGCATATCTACCCGAAGACCATATATATTTGGCTGGGATGTGTTGGGATATGAATTAACCCAACCCCTTCATATATTTATATATAACATTAAACATATAAAAAACATGAGCACAGCAAACCAACAATTAACATCCGTAAAAGTAGACAAAGATCTATTCGAACTATTTCGTCTTGAATGTATCAAGAGAAAATTTTCATTTCAAAAATTAGCAGAACGTACAATGCACTTGTACTTAACAGACGATGATTTTCGTAAACGCATCCACAATCATTCTGACCTTAACTTGGATGAGTTAAAATAGGTTAGTATATTCCCGTTAAAATTAAAAAATAAGTTATATGGAAAACAAACTAGGTTATGTACCTAAAGACCAAAGGAAAAAAATCCTATTGATCGCGGACGATATTCGTGTATTTTCTGGGGTTGCAACTGTCGCTCGCGAACTCGTAACAAACACATGTCATCATTACAATTATGTTTGTATAGGCGGAGCAATCAACCATCCTGAAGCTGGTAAACGTTTAGATCTATCTGCAGATACAGCTAAAGTATCTGGAGTTGAAGATGCATCTGTATTTTTATATCCAGTAAGTGGATATGGTGATGCTAATTTAATTCGTACACTATTAAAAACTGAGAAACCGGATGCGATATTATTTATAACTGACCCTAGATATTTCGAATGGTTATTTGCTATTGAGAATGAAATCCGCAAGCAAATACCAATGATTTACCTAAACATATGGGATTCACCAGTACCATACCCGTTATGGAACCAATCATACTATGAATCATGTGATATGTTGTTAGCTATCTCTAAACAAACCAAAAACATAAACAAGGTTGTGTTAGGTGATATCCCTTATATTGATATTGATGAAAAAGTGTAATAAGTGTACCATTCAAAAACCTATCTCTGAATTTAATAATAATAAAAAATCAAAGGATGGTAAATCAACCCACTGTAAACAATGCATGGCTGAAAGATACATCAATATGAAGGAAAAATATAAAGAAAATTCTAGAAACTGGTATTTGAATAACAAGGATAAACATTCAGCCCATGTAGCCCAATATCAAAAAGAAAATAAAATCTCATTGGATGTTTTTAGAAAAGGATATTATCATGATACTCTTAAAAAAGATATAAATTATAAAATAGCCAATAACCTTAGAACTAGGTTATGCAAAATGATTAAAAATGATAGGTTGAGTTTAGGAGTAGATATATTGGGATGTTCTGTATCTGAATTAAAAGATTATTTGGATAATTTACTCCTTCCCGAAATGACTTGGGAAAATTATGGTGATGTTTGGGAGATAGATCATATATTACCTTGTGCCTCATTTAATTTAGAAAATACTGAGGAACAAAAAATATGTTTCCACTATACAAATCACCAACCTTTATTTAAAACAACTGAAATAGCAGAATCATTCGGTTACACCAACCAAATAGGTAACAGAAATAAATCAAAAAAGTTATTATGAAAACAAATAGAAAAAGTCCAATTCTTATATCTTATCTACCCCATGGAGTTAATCACAATACGTTTAAACCATTAGATCAAGATGATGCTGAATTAATCAATATGAAGAAAAAATTCTTTAAAGATAAAGAATATGATTTCGTATTATTTTTTAACTCCCGAAACATGCATCGGAAACATGTACCTGATACATTACTTGCATTTCGTTTATTTTTAGACAAATTAACACCTGAACAAGCACAAAAATGTGCCTTTTTATTACATACTGAACCCGTAAGCGACCATGGTACTGATCTAATAGCTGTTGTGGATTATTTATTAGCTGATTATAAATCAAATATTTATTTCTCAACTGATCGCAATTCACCTGAAATGATGAATATATTATACAACATGGCTGATGTTCAAATATTATTGTCTTCAAATGAAGGTTTTGGCTTATCATTAGCTGAAGCCATAGTATCTGGAACCCCAATCATAGCAAACGTTCAAGGTGGTATGCAAGATCAAATGAGATTTGAAAATGAAAATGGTGAATGGTTAGATTTTACAGCTGATTTCCCTTCAAACCACCGTGGAACATATCAAAACCATGGCGAGTGGGCATTTCCCGTATTCCCATCAAATATTTCCATCCAAGGTTCACCTAAAACACCGTACATTAGTGACGACAGATGTAGACCTGAAGATGCGGCTGAGCAAATATTCAACGTATATTCACTTGAGGCAAGCGAAAGAAACCGTAGAGGTTTAGCTGGTAGAGAATGGGCACTAAACGAGGCTGGATTTACAAGTGAAATCATGGGTGAACGTGCCATCAAAGCAATCGATACATTATTTGATACGTGGGAACCTAGAGAAACATTTGAATTAGTAAATGCTACTTCGTATACTCCAGACACAACTAGAAACACTAAATTAATATACTAAAACAAAGTTATGAACAACAAACCAACATGCGTCTTTTATGGCGCCGTAGACACCTACTCAGGCTACGGAGCTCGCGGCCGCGATATAGCTAAAGCACTAATTGATATCAAAGGTGAAGAGTGGGACATTAAAATCATTTCATGTCGTTGGGGTAACACACCCCAAGGCTTCATCGAGGACAACCCAGAATGGTCATTTTTAAAAGAATATATTCTTCCAAACCCACAATTAACATATAAACCAGACTATTGGTTTATGTGTACCATTCCAAGTGAATTCCAAGCTCTAGGCACCTTCTCATGTGGAATTACTGCAGGTATTGAATCTACTGTTGCACCATCGGATTGGGTTGAAGGATGTCAACGTATGGATTTAGTGTTAGGTTCATCTAAACACACAATTGACATTTTACGTTCAAGTAAATTCCATAAAGTAGACAAAACTACAAACCAAAACATTGGTTTAATCGAATGGACTAAACCTGGAGATACACTATTGGAAGGTGTAGACATAAACACATACAAAGTAACGGATGTAGACCCAGCTGAATTTAACCTAGACACAATCCCAGAAAAATTCTGTTATTTATTTAACTCCATGTGGGTTGGAAATGCACCACTAGGTGAGGACAGGAAAAATGTAGGCTTGCTAATTAAATTGTTCCTTGAAC